CCTTTCCGCGTGCGGCGTCAGCAAAATGATTTCATGAGTTGAGATCGCGGAGCGGTGCTGAGGGATGTCTGGAGTCAAGGGACAGCGATCGGGTGGGCACAACCGAAAAAGTGCGCGACTGCACGTGCTCCAGGGCACGTTTCGCTCGGATCGGCATGGCAGTGCCGAGGTTCCCGCGCCGCCGGCGGGGAAACCGGAGCCGCGGATCGCCCTCGCCGGTCTCGCGAAAGCCGAGTGGGCCCGTATCACCAAGGAGCTCGAGGACGCCGGCGCGCTCGCGATGACCGACGGCCCTCGGCTCTATGAATACGTGAACCTCTTCGCCGAAGTCGAAGCGATCAAAACGCAATCCGCCACGACACAGATGCTGATCGGCAAGGCGAAGAAAGCCCTGAAGGGTCTAAATGGCCTCGAGCTGCTCCAGGCGGTCGAGCAGATCGTGAAGCTCCAGCAGCTCGCCGTGCGGCAGACGACCCAGCTCCGCCAGGGTCGGATGGCGCTCCGGCAGTACATCAACGACTTCGGCCTGACGCCCGTGGCCCGCCACGGGAAGGCGCAGGCGGGTAACCCGAAGAACCGCGTGGACCAGTTCCGCGCGTCGAAGGCCGGCGCATGAGCACCGCAGTAGCTGAGCGACGGCGGAGGACGGCGCCGGCGCGCCGCGCGAAGGCGTCTCGCACGTCGAAGCGCCCTCCCAACCTCGACCCCGTCACCCAGTACGCCCATGACGTTGTCACCGGCCGGATTCTCGCCGGCCGCGCCGTGCGCCTGATGTGCCAGCGGCACCTCGACGACCTCACCCACCAGCGGACCAAGGCGTTTCCCTACGCGTTCGACGTCGCCGCGGCTCAGCACATCATCGACTTCTTCCCGATGTTCCTCACGCTCGAGAGCGGCGATCCGTTTGTGCTGCCGCCCTGGCTGCAGTTTTCGTATGGGGCGATCTACGGGTGGAAGCGCACCAGCGACCAGGAGCGTCGGTTTCAGTACGGGTTCTTCGAGACCTCGAAAGGGTCGGGGAAGACACCGAGCGGCGGCGGCATCGGGCTCTACGGCATGATCTTCGACAACGAGGCCTACGCGGAGATCTATAGCGCCGGGTACGATGAACGGCAGGCCTCGATCATGCTGAACGACGCGATCCGGATGGCGGAGCAATCACCGGACCTGCGCGGGATGCTCGAGATCAACAAGTACAACATCGCGAATCCGGAGAACGGCTCGTTCTTCCGGGCGGTGTCGAAGGAGCCGCGTGGCAAGAGTGGTCCGCGGCCGTACTACGTGTTGGCTGACGAGATTCATGAACACCTCGACGGCCGGGTGCTCAACCGCCTCCTGGCTGGGTTCAAGGGCCGTACCCAGCCCCTCGCCCTGCTCTACACCAACTCCGGCAGCGACAAGACGTCGATCTGCTGGGAGTACCACCAGAAATCGATCGCCGTGCTTGAGGGCGCGGAACCCGACGAACAGTGGTTCGCGTACGTCTGCCAGCTCGACCCGTGCGACGCCTGCTACGCGGAGGGCTACCGGCAACCGAAAGACGGCTGCTCGGACTGCGACACTTGGACGGACCCCACGGTCTGGCCGAAGATCGCGCCGGCGCTCGGCATTGTCATCCAGCCGAAGTACCTGCAGGACGCGATCGCGCTGGCGCGCAGTATTCCGAGCGAGTTCTCGGAACGCCGCCGGCTGAACTTCTGCCTCTGGACGGAAAGCCACCAGGTCTGGATCCCGTCCGACCGCTGGGACGCCTGCCGCGTCGAGTCCGTGCACGAGGCGAACCCTGAGCTGTTGCCGTGCGCGGCGGGTCTCGACCCGTCGAGTGTGCTGGACCTGTCATCGCTCGTGGTGGCGTTGCGCATCGACGATCCGCCTGACCAGCGACACCAGGCTGAGCAGGTCGAGATTCAGGGCCTGGACGAACACGGCCAGCAGGTCCGGCTGGCCTACCGGTTGGATTTCCACGTCGAACTGATCCCCTACTTTTGGCTGCCGGCTGAGACCCTGCAGGCGCGCGTCCAGGCTGAGCGAATCCCGTACGATGTGTGGGCGCGCACGCCCTCACGTGAGACGCCGTACCTGTTCACCACGCCTGGCCCCGCGATCGACCACAACGCGATCTATGACTTCGTCATCAAGGACGCGGTCCCCCGCTTCAAGATCCAGCGGCTGGGCATGGACGAGAACAGCGGGCGGTTCCTGTTCATGAAGATTCGGGACGAGGGGCGGATGGGCGATCGGATCGTCTCGGTCGGCCAGGCCAAGAAGCTCTCAGAGGCCTTCAAGTTCATCGAGATCCTGATCGCCCACCGCCGCCTGCGGCACAATGGGCACCCGGTGCTTGGCTGGTGTGTCGCGAATGCCGAACCCAAACGCGATCGCATCGGGGCGCTCTGGATTGAGAAGCCCTCCGAGGTCAAGCGCATCGACGGCGCGGTCGCGTCGGCGATGGCGATCAAGGAGCTGATGGCATTGCCGGCGACGCGGAAGCGATCGAAAGGAGCGTTCGTTGCCTAAGACGATTCCCGCCCTGCCGGTTCCTGTCCCACCGCCACTGACGTGGCGGCAACGACTCGGCCAGATCGTGGGTCTGAGTGAGCTGCTAGTGGTCGTCGGCCTGGCCCTCTGGGTCGTCGCCTTCTGGACGACGGCGCGGGAGGCGGCGCTCGGCGTCCCCGCGGCCATTCTCGTGTGGTACGGCCTGCCGCCTCGGCCGTGGTTCATCAGCGATCACGAGCGGAAAGGGTAAGGACGATGGGATTTCTCGCACGTGTCCACGAACCGCGTTCGTCCGTCCTTGGGCCCCATAGCTTGCAAGACCCGGCGAGCGCGCGGCTGTACGGGCGCGCGCCGTCGGACGCCGGCGTGCATGTGGATGAGGTGATTGCCCTCACCTATTCCGCGGTGTGGGACGCCGTGCAGCAAATCTCGTCAGATGAGGCGAAACTCCCACTGTCGCTCATGAAACGGGAGCAAGGGGACATCAAAAAGCCGTACGTCGAGTCCAAACTCTACCGTCTCCTCCATGACGAGCCGAACCCAGAGATGTCCGCGTTCACCTTCCGTCGGACGATGACCGCGCACGCGCTCACGTGGGGCAACGGCTACGCCGAGATCGAACGCGACCTAGCGGATCGCCCTAAGGCGCTGTGGGTGCTGACGCCGGATCGCGTCGCACCCTTCCGCGACAAGGTCTTCGATAATGGTACTGGTCGCGTCCGGTTGGGACCCGTGCAGTACCGCATCGACGGGCGCGAGGACATGATTCTGCAGGCGCGTGACATCCTGCACCTCCAGGGCCCGGGGTTCGACGGGTCGATGGGCTACAACCTGGTGAACCACGCGCGTCAGGCAATAGGGCTGGCGCTCGCCTCGGGACGGTTCGCGTCGACGTTCTTCGCCAACGGGTCAACCTTCGGCGGTGTCCTGACGTATGCGGACGACCTCGACGACGATCAGAAGAAGGAAATCCGCGACGCAATCGAGGCGTTGCACCAGAGCGCCGATCGCGCCCATCGATTCCTGATTCTCAGTGGCGGGGCGACCTACGCCAAGACAGGTGTGAACCCGAACGACTCGCAAATGAAGGAGACGCGCGAAGCGGCCATCGAGGAGGTCGCACGCTTCTTCAATATGCCGCTACACAAGCTCAAGCTGAGCAAGCCCGGCTCGGTGAGCTATGCGTCGGTCGAGATGTTTGATCTCGACTACTACAAGGGCTGTCTCCTGAATTGGATCACGAATTGGGAACAGGAACTGAATCGCAAGCTGATCTCGCCGCTCGAATACCGGCGGCAGTACTTCAAGCACAGCGTCGAGGGGTTCTTGCGCGGCGACTTCAAGACACGGATGGAGGGGCTCGGCATGATGCACGATCGCGGCATCATCAACGCCGACCAATGGCGGGCCCTCGAGGATTGGAACCCGATCGCCGATGGGTCCGGCCAGCTCTACCTGGTGCAGGGCGCCATGGTGCCGCGGAGTCGACTGAACGAGATCGTGGACAAACAGGTCAAGCCGACGCCCGATCCGCCCCCGCCGCCTGGCGACGTCGACGCGGATGTTGCGGCGGCGGAAGCGAAGGCCGCGCGCGCGGAGGCGCTCGCCGCCGAGCTACGCGCCGAGGCGCAGCGCGAACGCGATGCACGGGTCGCCCTCGAGGCAACGGGCCAGGCGACTACCGACGCGTTAGCTGCAGCGCTGGCGACGGAACGGGACGCTCATGCGCGGGCGTCGCACCTCGAGATCGTCGCCGCGGACCTGCGCGCCGAGCATGCGGCGCTGGTTGCCGCCCGCGACGCCCTCGCCGAACAGCTCGCCGAGCAGAGCACGGCTCGCACCGCGGCCGAACAGCGGGCGCAGCTCGCCGAGGAGGCTGCGGAGCGGGCCGATGCCGATCGTGTCCAGGCCCACGCCGAGGCCCGCGACGCGGTGGAATGTGAACAGCAGGCCCGGGAGGCGCTCGAGGCGGCGGCCCAAGAGCTCGTCGACGCGCAGGCTGCCGCGCAGGTCTCGGGCGAGCATCAGGCCGAGGCTGAGGTGGCGCGGCAGGCGGCCGAGGAACGGGCCGAGGCGGCGATTGCGGCGGCGAGCCAAGCGACCGAGGAGCGTCAGGCGCTCGAAACGACCGCCGTGGCGGCGAGCGCCGCTGCTGACGCCGCGCGCGCCGACGCTGACCGGCTCGTGGCCGAGGCGCATGCCGCGACGGAGGCCGAACGGACCGCGCGCGCACAGGACGCCGAGGCCCGCGCGGCGGCCGAAGCGCGCGCGGCTGAAGCCACGGCCGCCCTGGTGGCCGCCGAGGCGAGGCGAGTGGCGGCGGAGACGGCGGCCGCCGAGGCCGGTGCCGCGGCCTCTCAGGCCGAGGGCGCCCTCACGGCGGCCGCGGCGGTCCTCCAGGCGCAGCGCGCGGCCGAACTGGCGCGGATGACGGGCATGCTCGGCGCCGTCCGTGGGCTGGTCGAAGACGCGGTCGGGCGGATGATCCGATGGGAGGCCGACAAGGCCCGGCGGAACCAGACGACACCCGAGAAGCTGCGAAAGTGGCTGGAGGCCTTCTACGTCACGCACGAGGACACGGTCGCCGACGCCCTCCTGCGCCCCGTGCGGGTGCATCTCGCGTGGCAGCAGTCGGCGGACGACCCGGCCACCGTGGCGCGAGGGCTGGCCCGCGCGCATGTCGCGGAGTCGGTGCGGCAGGTGCGCGCGGTGGCCAACGGGGATCCAGAGGACCTGCACGTCACGCTCGAGCGGATGCTGCAGCGGTGGGAAGAGGATAGGCCGGCCGCACTCGCGGACCGGATTCTGCGCGAGGAGGTCGAGCATGTACGTCGGTACCAGGGCTGATCATCGGGCGGCCGGCGACGGCTACGAAATCAGGACGTGTGGCGAAGTGCGGGTGGACCTCTCCGAGGATCGGCGGATCCGCGGTCACGCCATCGTGTTCAACATGCGGTCAGTGAACCTCGGGGGATTCATCGAGATCATGAAACCCGAGTCGGTCGACCGCACCCTCCGCGAGGCGCTCGACGTGCGCGCGCTCGTGGACCATGAGACGTCCAAAGTGCTCGGCCGGACGAAGTCGGGCACGCTGGACCTGAAAAAGGACCGGCAGGGGTTGAAGTTCGCGATCGATCCGCCCAACACCAGCTATGCGAAGGACATCATGGAAGTGGTCGATCGGGGCGACGTGTCCGGCATGTCGTTCCGGTTCCGCACGATGCCGGACGGCGACGAGTGGGACGTGGACGAGGAGACCGGTATCTACATCCGGTACGTCACGGACATCACGATCGATGAAATCTCGATCGTGACCTTTCCGGCGTACCCGGACACGGATGTGTCAATCGCGAAGCGGTCGCTGAAGGCCTTTCAGGCGGCGCACGGCAACTCGCGCGTGGATCAACTGCGCCGGCAGCTTCGGAACACGCTGGCGCGGTAGGAGGACCACTCATGTCCAGGCCGACCACTTTCAGCACACCCGCCACCGAGGCTATTCGCGTCAGGGTGACGCCTGAGCAGCGGCAAGAACTGCGACAGGTGGCGAAAGAGAATCAGACGAACGTCGCGACGGTCATCCGTGAGGCGGTCAATACCTACGTGGCGGACTACCGCGACCGTCCGCCGGGTTTCGTGGTCCAAAACTCACGCCCGGGCGGATAATGTCCGCGTCGAAGAGCTGAGCCGCGCCCGCCGCGTGCAGGTGACCCTGCGCGGCGCGCGGTGACAACAAGGTGTGGCGGCGCACCCGGTGATCCAGGGCGCAACCCTCCGGCGAACTCGGAAACGAGCGAGATTTCGCCTGTGTGTTGCGCCCTGACGCATGTACGGGCCTTCCCCCAGGCGAGGACACGAGGGAAGGCCGATGACTCTGAACCGATTCACTGTGACGCCGTTTCTGCTGGCGCTCGTCGCCGGCCTGGCGGCGATGCCCACCCATGTCTACCGGATCTGCGCCTGGAACGTCGGCACGCTGAAGATCGATCCGTGGCGCCGGCGGACCTCGGGGACCCTACGCGCGGTCACGCGAACCGTCCTCAGCTGGTTCGCCAGCCTCTGGAGCCCGCGCCTGGCGTTCGTGGCGTCCGCCGTTCTGCTGGCGCTGCTGCTCGACCATCTGAGCGGCCCCCATGACGGTCTCCTTCTGGCGGCGATTCCCGGCTTGGCCGGCATGTCGCTGCCGGACCTGCGGCAGCGCAAGGGCGAACTCGCCCAGCAAGCGGACCAGTGCCTGACCGACGCGGCCTCGCGGGAGTGGACCTCGGAGGACGAGACCAAATTCACCGCGCTCCACGCCGACATCGAGGACATCAACAAGCACATCGCGCGCCGCGAAAAACAGGAGGCGGTGAGAACCAGCCTGGAGGACGGCCAGGGCCGGCGGACCGACCCGGCGCAGCCGACTCAGACCCAGCGGACCGAGACCTCACAGGGCCGTGGCGTCACGCGCGCCTCAGCGGCCGACCACGCCATGGCCCTCGTCGGCTGGTTCCTGGCCGGGTCGAACCGCCGCAGCGACGCGCACGTCGCCGCGGCGAAGCGCTGCGGCATCGACATCGACGGTAAATCGCTCTACCTGGGCCTCGCGGCGCGGCCGCCGGCCAGTACGCGTCAGGGCGATCTCGAGGACTGGGAGAAGCGGTACCTCGGCGTGGCCATCGAAAGCCCGGACAATGGCGGGCACTATCTCGTGCCGGACGAGACAATGCGCGGGCTCGAAGTGGCGCTCCTGGCCTTCGGCGGCATGCGCAGTGTCGGCACGGTCCTCCGGACCGACACGGGCGCCAATCTCCCGATCCCGACGATGAACGACACGGCGAACGAGGGGGCGATCATCGCGGAGCAGATCCAGGAGACGACCGACCTCGAACCGACGATCGGCCAGCTCGTACTCGAAGCGTTCACGTACAGCTCGAAGAAGATCCCGGTGTCCGTCGAGTTTATGCAGGACAACGCGATCAACTTCGCCGCCCGGGTGGGCGAGCTGCTCGGTACCCGTATCGCGCGGATCACGAACCGGCACTTCACGGTCGGCACCGGGAACGGCCAGCCGAAGGGTGTCGTGACGGCCGCGACCGATTCGGGCGTGACGGGCGCCAGCGCGACGTCGATCAGCTACGACAACATCGTGGACCTGACGCACTCGGTGGATCCGGACTACCGGAACAACGGGGCGCGATTCATGTTCCACGACAACATGCTGAAGGCGCTGAAGAAGATCAAGATCCCGCAGTACTCCGGCGACACCGCCGGTCAGCCCCTGTGGCGTCCGGGTCTCGCGGCCGGTGTGCCGGACACGATCGACAGCTACCCGTACTCGATCAACCAGCACATGCCGCTGCCGACCTCGGGCCTGAAGGCGATGATCTTCGGCGCGCTGAGCAAGTACCAGATCCGCGACGTGCGGCTCGTGGAGGTGATGCGGCTGAACGAGCTGCGCGCCGAGTACCGGCAGGTGGTCTGGCTGGCCTGGTCGCGGCACGACGGCGACCTGCTCGACGCCGGCACGCACCCGGTCAAGTACCTCACGATGGGCACGTAGGCGGAGCATCGCTGATGAGGCTGCAATTCATGACGTCGATCTCGGACGGTTATGTCGAGGGCCGCGTGATCGACGTCGCCCGTCCCACGCCGCAGCACCTGGACTGGCTGCGGCGCGGGATTCTCAAAGCGCTCCCCGACCGCGAGGCGGAGACCGCCCTGGCGCCGGCGGCGGTCGAACAGGCGATCGCCCGCCGCACGGGCCGCGGGCGGCGGTCCCCGCGGCGGTCCCCGCGGCGGGCTGCGCGACCGGCGGCCGACGCCTCCGACGAGGGCGACCCGGTGGTGCCGGTGCTCTGTCCGGGCGGGACCGTCGTCTGTCTGGGCGGCGGACCCAGCCTGACCCGCGAGGACGTGGAGGCCTGCCGCGGCAAGGCCACGGTCCTCGCGATCAACGACGCGTACCGGCTGGCCCCGTGGGCCGACGTGCTGTACGGGGCCGACAGCAAGTGGTGGGGATGGCACAAAGGCGTGTCGTCCTTCGCGGGCCTGAAGTTCTCGCTGCAACCGGACGCCGGGCAGTGGCCGGGCGTGCAGGTCCTACGAAACACCGGCGAGGGGGGGCTCGAGCTCGACCCCTCCGGTCTGCGGACGGGCCGAAACTCCGGCTACCAGGCCATCAACCTGGCCGTGCACTTGGGAGCCACGCGCGTGCTGCTGCTCGGGTACGACATGGGCCCCGGCCCGAAGGGCGAAACGCACTGGTTCGGGGACCATCCGGACCGGAACGTGTCCCCGTATACGACCTTCCTCGCGCGGTTCGAGGCCATCGTCGAACCCCTCCGCCAGCTCGGCGTCGAGGTTATCAACTGCTCGCGCCGAACAGCCCTGACAGTCTTCCCCTGCCAGCCGCTCGAGGAGGCGCTGCCGTGATCGAGTCCGTGGCCGCCTTCTACGCGCGCGAGCTCCAACATCCCGAGCGCGCCACGACCGCGCATCTGCCGCGGCTGCGGGCGCTCGCCGAGGGGCTGGAGCTGGCCGTCGAATTCGGCGTCAAGCGCGGGGCGTCATCCTCGGCATTGCTGCTCGGCGCGCACGAGGTCGTCAGCTACGACGTCGTCGAGACCGCCGACGCGCGGCTGCTCGAACGGCTGGCCGGCGAGCGGTGGACGTACTGCCTAGCCGACTCCCGCACAGCCGACGTGCCCCCCTGCGATCTCCTGTTCGTCGACTCGCTGCACACCTACGACCAGGTCGCGGCGGAACTTACGGCCCACGCCGGCAAGGTGCGGCGCTGGCTCGTCTTCCACGACACGATCACGTTCGGGTCGATTGGCGCGAAGGGCGAAAGCGGTCAGCACCTCTGGACCTACGCGGCGGGGCAGTCGGTGCCGCGCGGGGCGCTCGGGATTCGGCCGGCGATCGACGAGCTGATGATCCGCGATCCCTCCTGGCGGCTGCGCGCGCACTACACCGACAGCCACGGGCTGTTGGTCCTGGAGCGTCATGCGATCCGTTGATGACGTCGTCGCCCACGCCTCGACGGTGCCGGGCTACATGCACGCGCACGAGCTCCGCTGGCTCTGCGATCAGGCACGCCGCCTGACCGTGCCGGCCGCGTGGTGCGAGATCGGGTGCTGGCAGGGGCGCTCGGCTACGGCCGTGGCGGGGGGCTTACCGCCCGGGCCGGGCACGCGGCTGGTGCTGGTCGATAACTTCTCTGGCCCGACGACCCGGGAGATGCCGGATCCCGCCGCGTGCCGGCGCACGATTGAGGCGGCGATGGCCTCAATGCGCGTGTTTGCGCCGGGCGTGGACATCGCGCTGGCCATCGGCGACAGCGCGGCCCTGGCGACCACCTATCCCGACGGGACGTTCGACGTGGTGTTCATTGATGGCGATCACCAGTACGCGAAGGTGGTCGCCGACATCACGGGGTGGGCGCCGAAACTGAAACCCGGGGGGCTGCTCTGTGGGCACGATTTCACGAATCCCTGCGGGGTCGAGCAGGCCGTCCGTGACCTAGTGCCGGGGTTTGCCCTGGTCCCGACGTCTTCCCTCTGGCACGCGCGAGTCTAGGGCATGGCGACCTTCAATCCTCGTCCCGACCGCTTCGACGCCTACCTGCAGGCGCTGCAGACACGGGTGCCGTTCGCGCTGTCGCGCTGGGGCGATGGGGAGTGGCAGTGCCTCCTCGGGCACCAGGGCGCTAACTGCGACGGCCAGCCCTACACGCTGGCGCTGCGGCGCGACCTGATCGCGGTGCTCCGCGACCGGCCGCGCTACGACCTCGGTCTGCAGGGATTCGCCCTCCAGCGGTTGGGCGACGCGATCGCCGCCTGGCTCGACAGGGAGGGCATGGACGTCTCGTGGGTGGACGCGGACAGCTTGGCGCGGCGGTCGCGCGATGGCCGGTTGGCCCCGTTCGTCTACGCGCTCGCCGCGCGCGACGTCGTGCTCGTCGGGCCGGCGTATCTGCGCATGCTCGCGCTCTTTCCAGTGGTCGCGCACGTCGAGGTGCCGGCGCGGGCGGTGCATGAGGACGTCCTCGAGCGGCTCGTGCGTGAGACGGCGGCCGCGATCGCCGCGTGGCCCGAGGCGGTCGTCGCGATCAGCGCGGGGATGAGTGCCAACGTGGTGGTGCACCGCCTCCACGCCTCGTCGCCCGCCGCGACGCTGCTCGACTGCGGCTCCCTGTGGGAGCCCTATGTCGGACGGGTCACGCGGACCTATCACCGCGCCGTCATGGCGGCGCGCGCACAGGCGCCGGCATGACGATTACCGCCTTCACCTGCGTCATCGGCCCGACACGGGATCGCCTCCGCACGCCGACGGTCCGCAATCCGGCCGTGCGCTATGTCTGCTTCACCGATCGCGCGCCCGCGCCGGAACCCTACGAGCACGTGCTCGTCGAGGTGCCGCCCAACGGCGCCCGGAGCGCCGAACTCTTCTCGCGCCAGCTCAAGATCTTGGCCGACCATCCCGCGCTCGGCACGCCCGATGTCCTCTTGTGGCATGACGCCGCCTTCGAGTTGCAGTGCGATCCCGTGGCTGTGGCGCGTCAGCATCTCCAGTCGTTCGACCTGCTCGCGTTTCGGCATCCCCACCGCACCCGCATCGAGGACGAAGGCACCGCCATTGCCGCGCTGGGCTACGCCGCGCCGGAGGTGCTGGCGCAGCAAGCGGCCAGCTATCGCGCCGAGGGCTTCACGGAGGCGTCCGTGATCACCTCCACCGGCTTCAGCCTGCGCCGCCTCACACCGGCCGTGCGGGCGTTCAGCCGTCTCTGGTGGGACGAGGTGCGGCGCTGGACGTGGCGCGACCAAATGAGCGTCGACTACGCGCTGTGGAAGACGGGCCTGCGCGTGGGCTACGTGCCCGGGCACTATCGCGACAACCCCTTCGCCCGGTGGTATCCGTCATGACGGTCTCGGTGATCACCCCCACGGCGGATCGGCCGGTGGCCGTCGCGCTCGCCGAGCGGTGGATGGCGCGGCAGACGCGCCCGCCGGACGAGTGGATTGTGGCCGATGGCGGTCTGGTGCCGGTCGCGTGTTCGCAGGGGCAGGTCCATCTCCATGCGGCCGCCCCCGCCGGCGCGCAGAACTTTCTCGCGAACCTCCTCCGCGGCCTGGATCGCGCGCGCGGCGACCTCATTGTGTGGTGGGAGGACGACGACTGGTATGCGCCGACCCATCTGGACACGGTGTGCCGCCAGTTCACGCCCGGCGTGCAGGCCGCCGGCGACGACCTGCAGCAGTACTACCACGTCGCGCGGAGACTGTTCCGGACGTTCCACAACCGGGGCGCGTCGCTCTGTCAAACCGCGTTCACGCGCGAGGCCGCGCCGATCTTCCGCGCGAGCGTCGACCGGTGCCGACGCCTGAACACGTACGGCGTCGACGGGGGCTTCTGGGCGGCTGTCCCCGCCCACGCGCAAGCCCTTCGGCGCACCCAGACGGTCATCGGCATCAAGGGCCTGCCGGGTCAAGCTGGCCTCGGCATCGGGCATCGGCCAGCCCCAACCCAGTGGTCCGCTGACCCCGACCTCGTGCAGCTGCGCGCCTGGATCGGGGATGACGCCGATGTCTACGCCGCGCTCTGGCGGGCGGACGAACGAGGAGCGGCCTGATGGCGATCATGCGCGACGTCCCGTGGCACTTCGAGCTGCTCGCGCCGCCCACGCAGGAACCGGTGACCGTGGCGGTGGTGCGGGACGACCACCTGAAGTCCCCCAATGGGTCGCTCGAGGACGCGTACATCGCGCGGCTGATTCTCGTGGCACGACGGATGGCCGAGCGGACGACGCGCCGGGCCCTGATGCCGCAGGCGGGATCCGTCGTGCTCGACCGGTTCCCGAGCGGCGAGATCGTGCTCCCGTGGCCGCCGCTCCAGCGCGTGGAATCGATCACTTACGTGGACACCGCCGGCGTCGAGCAGACGCTCGCGGCCGAGGCCTACCAGGTGAGCGCGCCGCAGGGACCGACGGCGCCGCGCGGCCGGATCTGGCCGGCCTACGGCACGACCTGGCCGTCCACGCGGTCGCAGATGGACGCCGTGGTGGTGAGCTTCGATATGGGCTACCCCCTGACCGACCCGGGTAGCCCGCCGTCGAGTCCGCCGGAGGAGCCGCAGCCGACCACGCCTGACGACATCGTCCACGGCATGCTGCTGGTGATCGGCGAGCTCTACAAGCAGCGGAGCGAGTCGGTGCATACGACCCAGACCCCCGCGGTGATCCGCGCCCGGGACCTCTGGATGAGCTACCGGGTGTACTGACCATGGCGCAACGCGACCTAGCACTCGGCGGGGCCATCCCGATGGACCCCGGCGCGCGGGATCGGTCGGTGACGATTCAGCAGCTCGCGGAGTCAGTGGGCGGGTCGAACTATCCGGTGGGCACCTGGTCGACGCTGACGACGGCGTGGATGCGCAAGCGGGATCTGAAGGGCTGGGAGCGGTTCAAGGCCGCGCAAGTGTCGGCGCCGGCCGAGACGCTCTGGGAGATGGGCTACCGCCCGGACATGGACCCGGACCTCGTGGACGTGCCCAAGACGCGGCGGCTGGTCTATGAGGGTCGGATCTACGACATCACGGCCGCCTCGCAGATCGGGCGACGCGAAGGGGTCGAGCTCATGACCTTGGGCAGCACGAAAGTGGCGTGACCGATGAAGTTCTCGATGACGGTCCTGAACGGGAACGAGCTCGCGCGGCGCCTTGAGGCGCTCCCGGAGGCGCTGACCAAGGCGATCCTCCTCGAGGCCTTGACGGCGGCCGCTGAACCGATTCGCAGCACGGCGGCGACGCTGGCCCCGCGCGGCCCGGGGCCCGGCCCGCATCTGGCCGACCACATCGGGATCAGCCGCGGGAAGACGGGACACAGCGTGGCGATCGGCCCCACCCATGCGAAGAAGGACAGCGAGACCGAGGATTACGCGGTGCGTGGGCTCATGCAGGAATTCGGGACCGTGCGTCACGGCGCCCAATCGTTCCTGCGGCCGGCCTTCGATGCGCACGGGCAGACAGCGCTCTCGATCCTGCAGCAGCGCTTGTGGACGGCCCTTCGCAAAGCGGCGGGGAAGACCACCGACCCCGGCACGATCGGTCAGGGGCGGCTGTAGATGACGGTGGAGGAAGCGATCTGCGAGCGAATCGAGCAGCTCGGCGCCGTGACGGCGCTGGTGGGCACGCGTGTCTATCTCGACAAGCTGCCGCAGGCGCCGACCTATCCCGCCGTGCGGGTGCAACTCGTGGACGATCTGTCGTCGCAACACCTCCGTGGGCCGAACGGGCTCGCTCGGGGGCGCGTCCAGGTCGATGCCTTCGCGCACGAAGAGAGCGGCGTCGATCCATACGCGCAAGTCGCGCGCCTGGCCGCCGCGATTCATGGGGACGGTCTCGGACCCTCGGCGAGCGGCCTCGAGGGGTGGATCGGGACGCTGGGGAGTCCGGCGGTTGAGATCGTGGAGTGCGCTCGGGTGTTGCGCTTGCGACGGTACGACCCCGACGAACTCCAGGTGCTGACGATGTCTCAGGACTACATCGTGGGGTACCGCGCGTAGAACCAACAACGAAGGAGCAGAGGCCATGCCAAACGTCACAGACACCTACTATCCGTCCGAAGGCTTCAGCGGGTACGGATCCCAGCTGATGGTCGGGGATGGGGCGAGCCCCGAGGTCTTCGAGGCCGTCGCGTTCATCGAGATGATCACGCCGGGCGACATGAGCACGGATGTGATCGAACGGACGCACCTGCGCAGCCCGGAGGCCCACAAGGAGAAGCTGGCGGGCCTGCGGGACAGCGGGCCGTTCACGATCGAGGGCATCTGGGCACCGGGGCACCAGTCCCAGTCCAACACCGGCGGTGGCACGGGCGCCTTCGCCGGGGGCGGCCTGATCAAGATGTGGCGGGATCGGCTGGCCCGGAACTGCAAGATCGTGCTCGCGGACGGGTCGCCGGCCACGGAATGGCCGTTCCGCGGATTCGTCTCGAAGTTCCAGCCGGGTGCGATCGGGGGCGGCGACAAGGTGAAATTCACCGCCGAGATCACACCGGTGGCCGACTTCTCGGCCGACCTGCCGTAGGCGAGCCGCGCGGGCGCGGGGTGGTCACGCTCCGGCACCGGTGCCGGAGCGTGTCGCAGGACGATGAGGGACACAGGTGAGGTATGGCGAATCGAGCCAAAGGGGAAGTGTCGCTGGAGATCGACGGCCAGGCGTACACGCTGATCATGACGACCGACGCGATGGCGCAGCTCGAGGCCCTCTTCAGCACGCCGGCACGCGAGGTGACGTTCCAGCAGATTCTCGATCGCGTCAACGCCGGCAGCGTGCGGCACATTCGCGGCTTCGTGTGGGCCGCCCTGCAACGGCATCATCCGGCCTTGACCGTCACCGCCGCCGGCGAGCTGATCGATGCGGCGGGGGGCCTGGAGGGGTTCGGCGCGCAGTTGCTGGCGCTGGCCGGGACGACGACGCCGGCGCCTGAGGATCTCCAGGCCCTCGGCGTGGCGCCCGAGGCCCGCCCTCATCCGGCTCAGGGGACGAAGCGTCAGCGTGGGACTGGCGGGCGCTCTACCGCCACGCCCGCCGCGTCAGCCTGAGCCGGGACGAGTTCTGGGGTCTGACGATTCGGGATCTCTTTCAGGAGTTTCGGATCGCCAGAGAGCGGATCGACGACGCACACGACCGGGACGTCGCGATGGCCTGGCGGATCGAGGCCCTGTCCCGGCGGAAACGTTTGCCGCGGCTGGAGTCGCTCCTCATGAGACGGGCCCAGCGTGGCCAGACCGTCACGCAGCAGCGCAGCATGTTGCAGATCTTGAGCGCGCAATACGGCATCGCCCTTCGGACCGCCGGCGCGCCGGCCACGAAGAAGGGCCAGGAGTAGTCAGCACATGGCGAACAGTGCGCTCGTCGGACTACTCCGCGTCCTCCTGAGTGCCAACACGGCCGAGTTCCAGGCCGGGATGAAGGCGTCCGCCGCGTCCGCCAAGGCGTTCAGCCGGGATCTGGCGACGACGGGGCGGCAGGCGTCACAGGTCGGCCTCGCGCTGACCAAGACGCTCACGCTCCCGATCCTGGCGGCCGGGGCGGCCTTGATCAAGGTCGGCGTCGACTTCGACAAGGGGACCGATACCATCCGCGCGGCGACGGGCGCGACGGGCAAGGCGCTCGACGGCCTCCGCGCCTCGTTCAAGGTGGTTTTTGCGAGCGTCCCTGCGTCCATCCAGGACACGGCGACGGCCATCGGCGACCTCAACACACGCACGGGCGCCACGGGCCCGGTCCTTGAGGGGCTCGCGACCCAGCTCCTCAACCTCTCGCGCATCACCAAGACGGAGGTGGCCGCGAACGTGGCCGGCGCCACGCGCCTGTTCGGGGACTGGAGTGTCGCCTCCATCGATCAGGCCGCCGCGCTCGACCAGGTGTTCCGCGCCTCGCAGTCCACCGGGATCGGCGTGACGGCGCTCATGGACCGCGTCGTGCAGTTCGGCGCCCCGCTGCGACAGATGGGGTTCAGCCTCGAGGAATCGATCGCGCTCCTCGGGAAATGGGAGAAGGAGGGCGTCAACTCTGAGGCCATCCTCGGAGCGCTGAAGATCGGCGTGGCGAACTTCGCGAAAGCCGGCATCGACGGCAAGGCCGGGCTCGAGCAGTTCGTGCAGCAGGTCACGGCGCTCGGGCCCGGGGCGGAGGCGACGAGCCTCGCGGTGAAAACGTTCGGGTCGCGCGCGGGCCCGGATATGGCGTCGGCGGTCCTGGAAGGCCGGTTCGCGATCAGCGACTACCTCACGGTGATCGAGGGCGGCACCGACACGATCAATGGCGCGGCGGCCGACACGCTGAGTCTCGGCGAGAAGTTCACGCTGCTGAAAAACAAGCTCATGAGCGCGGTCGAACCGCTGGGGACCGCGCTCGTGGATGCGCTCGAGTCGGCCTCGGATGCGGCCCAGCCGATCATCGGCGCGATTGCACTCCTGGCGAAAGGCTTCACCGCGCTCCCGGGGCCCGCCAAGACCATGATCGTCGGGCTCGGCCTGCTCGCGGCGGCCACGGGACCGGTGCTCTTCATCTTCGGGAAGCTCGCCCTGATGGGCTCGACGCTGGTCGGCGCCTTCACGAAGGCGGGGCTCGCGTCGAAACTGCTGGGCACGGATCTGGCGACCACGGGCATGAAGGCCACCGCGACCGGCAGCGCACTCGGCAAGCTGGGCGCGGCGGCCTCGATTGCGTCGGCGGCCTTCGTCGGGTGGCAAATCGGGCGGCTGATTGCGGACTGGACCGGGTCCGATGTGGCGATCGGGAATCTGCTCAACCGGATGCGCGGGATCAAACCGGGTGCGCAGGAAGCCGCCGCGGCGCAGGACACGATCACCCTCGCGCTGCAGCGCATGACGGCGGCGGAACGAGCCGCGAACGAAGGCACGCTGACCTACGCTAAGGCCGTCGTCTTCCTCACCGAGTGGGATCGGGCGCGCATCGAAGGCTTGAAAGCCACGGCCGACGAACAGCACCGGACCACGAGCGCCACGGACGACTTGACCGCGGCGCTCGCGGAACAGTCGGCGAAGATTCGGGAGGCCGATACCGAGATCGCGCAGCTCTCCGCCACGGCCCGAACCAAGCTGGCGGAGGCCATTCGGAGCGGTGCCTTCTCGATGAAGGATCTCTCGGCCGCGACCGGGCTGAGTGAACTCGCGCTCAAGCGATTCGAGGATCGGCTGGAGGCGGGCACCAAGGCCCTCGACAAACAGCAGCAGGCGGCCGAGAAGGCCCAGGCGGCGCAGAAGGCCCTGCGCGACGAGCTCGACACATATGTCCTCACGCAGGCGAGCCTCGACGCCAAGCTGGAGCATTTGTCGGTCCTGCTGAACCTCGCGGCGAAGGAAAGCACTCCGGCCCTGCGCGAGGCGCTCCGGACGCTCTCCCCGCAATTCCGCGAGCTCGAGACGCGCGCGCTCGCCGCCGGACTCCAGGTGGACCGGGTGCGGCAGGTCTTCGAGGAGTTCGACGTGCAGGCCGGTCTGCTGCAGTCGAGGAATCTTGGCGCGATCTTCACGAGTGTGCTCGCGCCGACGGCGCAGGTCGATGCCGCGACACAGGGATTGCTGCGCACGGTGCGCGAGCAGATCACCGCGCAAAACGACTTGAACGCCGCGTACGACTACTTCGGGCTGAAGACGCCCGAGGCGCTTCAGCGCGCCGCCGAGGCGGCCCGTCAGCACTACGCCGCACTCGTCGAGGGGGGCTTGGCGACGAAGACCGAGCTGACGGCGGCCTACGACCAGATGATCGCCGCGCAGCTGAAGGCCACGGGGCAGTTGCCGTCGATCTGGAAGACCGAGGTGTTGCCGGGCATCACGAGCGTGATCGGGACGATCCAGACCGCGGTGAGCGGATCGTTCGCGCAGATGCTGCTCGGCGCGAAGGGGTTCAAGGACGGTTGGCTGGACATCTGGCAGTCGATCAAAGCCGGCGTGCTGAACATCCTGAACAGCCTGCTGTCCTGGTTCATGAACAGCTTCCTGAAAGGCCTCCTGGGCGCGCTCCGGGGCCAGCAGAGCGCCTTCGCGCAGGCCTTCGGGGGGCTCTTCGCCGGCGCGGGTGGCGGGGGCGGCGGCCTTCCGGGTCTGGGTAGCGTGTTTGGTGGCGGTGGCGCAGCTGCCGGGGGCCTGCCTGGCACGGCGGTCGGACTCCCGGGCGGGCTGGGCGGGGGCGGGACGGCGGCCGGTGGGGGCGCGGCGGCCGGCGTGGCCGGCGGCGCCGCGGCGGCCGGGGCCGGCATTGCTCTGGGGTTACTCGGGAAGCAGCTGTTCGGCGGCGCGGGCTGGAAGGCGGCCGGCTTCGGGGCGGGCACGGGCGCTGCCTCAGGGGCAGCGATCGGCTCGATCGTGCCGGGTCTGGGCACCGCGATCGGCGCGATCGTCGGCGGGCTCGCCGGCGCCATCAGCGGGATCTTCGGGAAGTCCCAGGGCATGAAGACCAACGATCTGCGGGACCAATTCCTGGCCCAGTTCGGCGGGGCGGGCACGGGCGCGGGCTCCGGGTTCGGCACCCTGGCGGCCGAGTTAGCTCAGCTGTCCACCGCCAGCGGCGGCGGGGAAGGCGGCGGCACGCTGTTCAAGGATCTGATCAGTGCGAAGACGGTGGACGACCTGAAGGCGGCCGTGGACCGCGTGACGGCGGCCCTAGGAAGCGCGGAATACGCGGGCCTCAAGGTCAGGGATGCGTTCGACACACTGCAGCAGGAACAGACGCGCCTCGTGGACGGTGGCGAGGCCCAGGAAGCGGTTGTGGCCAGCCAAGCCGTGGCCTACAGCCAGCTGCTGGCGACCATCCAGGCCACGGGCGCGGAAGCCCCGGCGGCGATGCAGCCGATCCTGGAACAGCTGCTGGACATGGGCCTGCTGGTGGACGCGAACGGCGAAAAGATCACGACCCTGGCCGACGTTCACTTCCAGGAAGTGGCGACGGCGGGCCAGGAAGCCCTGGACCAGGTGGACCAAGCCCTGGAACTGAACGCGGACAGCTGGCAGACCTGGCGCGAACGCGGCGGGGTCTACGGGAAGGAACTGTCGGCGGACATGATCGCGGTGGGCGACGCGGCGCAGCGGTCGGCTGGCAATATCCTCAAGGCTTTCGACGTCACCGTCCCACCGATCGAGGTGCCCTATATCTACCAGCAGCACGGCGGCGGCATTCCTAATCTGCCGAACTCCTCACCGCCGCCCGGATTCGCCACGGGCACGCATGGACAGTATCCGGATTTCGGATCGGGGATGTTGGTGGAGCTGCACGGCCGGGAGCGCATCACGCCACTGGGTGAGCGCGAGAGCGACCGAGGGGGTGGGCAGGCCCCGGTCGCCCTCACCGTGACGAACTACTTCGATGTCACGGGCGTCCTCGATGAGGGCGCGTTGGTGCAGACGACGCAGCGGAAGATCGTACCGATCATCACGCGCACGATCGAAGACGGCGTGGACGGGCTTCGGACCAAGTGGCGCGAAGGACTCGGCGTGAGCGGGTGACAGTCATGTCAGAGGCATCGGCGATCTATCAACGGTACAGCGACGAGGTGGGGCGCCTTGCGACCATCACGATCGAGACAGGGGTCGATCCCGGCGACCCGAACTACGGGCCCGCCACGCTCGTGGACGACAATCCGGCGAAGGTCGCCAAGATCGACTCGACGACCGGGGCGTGGCTATTCAGCTACGCCGCGAAACAACCGGTCGCGATCGTGGCCCTGATCCACCACGCCTTCGACGCGGGCGCCGACGTGAAGATCCAGGGAAACGCGACCGACGACTGGCTGGGCTCGCCCGGCCCCGCGTTCGAAGCGAGCCTCACGATCCCTGCGTGGCTCGGCACAGGCGCCGGTCGCTGGCCGGTCAATCCCTGGCTGGACCTGACGGCGCAGCCCGGGTACGACGCGACCGGCTTCCAGTACTGGCGTCTTGTCATTACCGGGAACTCGCAGAACCTGCAGCTGGGTCAAGTCTGGTTCGGTTCGGCGATCCGTCGCCTGGATCCCGATCTGCGGTGGGACTTCGTGCGCACGCGCGACAAGCCGATCATCGAGAACAAGACCGCCTTCGGCGTCTCGACCATCTATGCGCGTGGCACGACGCGCTGGCAGCTGCAGGGTGATCATCGCGTGACCGATGCCCTTGAGGCGGACCTGGACACGCAATGGTTCGAAGCCGATGGGCGGGCTTACCCGTGGCTGCTGGTGCCAGACGGGCTGGAGAATCGATGCGCGCTCGTCCGCTGGGCTGAAACGAATCGCGCGGTGACCAAGCACTTTCTGGATGTCCATGACCATCGATTCGTCGCGGAAGAAGTGGCGCGCGGCCTGCGCCCCGGAGTCTGACCGATGCCGATGACTATCACGAACGTGGCGAAGGGTCGGATGCTGCAGATGCGGCTGAACACGCTGGCGCCGCAGGACCTGGTGCTGCGCCTGTACAGCAACGACAAGACGCCCGCCGTGGGCGACGTCGCCGGCGACTACACCGAGGTGACCGGCGGCGGGTACGCCGCGATCACGCTGGACCCGGCCGACTGGACCGTGACTGAGGCGAGTCCGGCGACCGCCGCGCTGGTCGAGCAGGTCTTCGCGTTCGCGAGTGCCGTGGGTAACGTCTACGGCTACTTCGTCACGGAGGCCGTGAGCGGCCTCCTCCTCGGTGCCGAGCGGTTCTCGGACGGCCCGTACAACGTGCAGGGGATCGCGGAGATCGGCGTCAGCATCGACACGCTGGACCTGACCGACGCGTAGGGGGCCATGGCGAGCGACCGAAACCTGTGCGGGTTCAACGCTGGTGATAACAGCGGCCTCTCGGCCGCGTCCGGCTTGGGCTCTGTGCTGTTCATCAGCGCGGCGGCGAAGCACCTGGGCGCCTACGGCCTGGAGCTGCTGAAGACGGTGGCCAGCGCCAGCGGCTACGCGCAGCTCCCGATCGCCACCATCACCAGCGCCAGCGGCTCTCACCTCTACGGCGCCTTGCGCGTGTTCTTCCAGGTCCCGACCGGTGGCCTGCCGAGCGCGGCCGATCACCTCGTCTGCGGCTTCTGCTCGATCGCCAACATGCAGCACGCCGCGACCATGGAACTGGACACGGCGGGGCACTTCCGCGCGCGCGCCGCGACGATCGTGTCCGCCTACTCCGCGGCCGCGCTGGCGGTCGACACGTGGTACGAGGCCATCGTCACCTTCGACACGTTCGACAAGAGCAGCGGCGTCGACACGATGGACGTCACGGTGTCCGTCTACGACATGGCGGGCGCGCTCGTGGAGGCGGTCACCGCCAACAACACCATCATCGGCTTCGGCCCGTACACGATCCAGCCGCCGACGCTCGGCTCGAACAACGCCGTCTCGGCCACGGCGCATTTCTTCTACGCGAACTGGGTCTTCGCGGCGGACACGGCGGCGCCGCCGACGCTGCCGGCCGGCAAGATCATCTACCCGTGCCGGATCTCCGGCCAGGGCGCGTCGGACGGGTGGACGCCGGCGGGCGGCTGGGAACGGATCGACGAGATCCCGTTCAACCCGAGCGGCGGCGCCAGCGAGGAGATCACGAGCGCGTCGGTCGTGGACACGACCTATACCCATGAGGCGCTGGGTGGGATGGCCGTCGCGACGGTCTACGCCTGGAAAGTTTACGCGAACGTGAAGGGGTCCGGCGCGCAGGCGGTCCTGCTCGATGGTGTCGAGTACCCGCACACGCCGATCGCGGCGTACTCCGTCGGCCCCGGCACCGGCGTGGCGCTGGACTGGACCGAGCGGACCGCCGCCACGTTCAATGCCATTGCATTCGGCTACCGCAACAAGACGAGCGCGGCGCTGGGGATGGGCGGGCTGACCTCCGAGATCCTCGGTGATCCGCCGGCCTGGCACTACGTGGGCGGCGGTGCGTTGGCGATCGGGGGGTCGTCGGTGGCGAGGTTCACCGAGGAGGCCGACTTCGGCGCCGCGGACGGGCGGACCTCGGTGCCGGTGGCCTGGGTGGAGTTAACCGACCGCGAAGGCACGATGACGCCGTTCGCGGAGGTCGACCTCAACGATCGCGCCAGCTACTACGGCGGCTACAAGCGGCCCTGGGTGCTCTCCTGGCTCCCGGTGAGCCGCGGCCTCTCCGACCGGGCGGGCCAGATGGAGCACGCCAGCTTCGGCGCGCTCCTGAGTGACGTGACCCGCTTCTTCCGCGCGCTCCTCGCCGGCCCGAAGACGCGCTACCTCACGAACCGGCCGCTGGTCGAGCGGATCATCGACGACGAGGCCCGCCGGGCGGAACGGGTCCCGCGCGTGCTGGCCGTGGGCTATACCGCGGACTATGGGCCGCGGTCCGACCTGAAGTTCGAGGTCCGCGGCAGCGACTGGCTGAAAAAGAAGTTCTCCCGCAAGGCCCAGGCCGGCCAGGCGTGGCAGCCCTTGATCACGCTGGAGGACTTCCCGCACGCCGCCGACGAGTACCTGACCGACACGACGGCCAAGCGCGCCGTCGGCGCGGTCGGTCTCCCCGTGCCGATCATCCTCGGCACGCTCAGCGACTACGCGCTGGAGGCGCGCCAGGTCCCGGACCCGGACGTGAGCACACCTGGCAATCCGGGCGACCCCGGACACACCACCGTGCTGCCGTACAACGCCACGCTCGGTCAGGTCCCGGCCGCGCAGGCCAACCGCATCACGGACGGGCTCAGTTCATTCGCGGCTGGGGAGCGCGTGAACTTCATCGTGACCGCGATCTACGCCGGCGTCGAAGGCGCGTCGCCGATCTTGTTCGGCATCAATGTCGGACCGGAGGCCGGCTGCACGGCGAAGGTGAACTTCAACGGCGCCCCCGGTGCGGACAGCTACCGCGTCTACCTGTACGACGGCTGGGGCTACGACCCGCACGGCGACGCCTACGACAGCACGCGGATCCGCATGCAGGAGCACGACAACAGCACGATGGACGGCGACTACGGCCTGGACCACGGCGTGGTCTGGCGCTCCTGGGACGACGGCGAGATGTATCCGAACGTCACGGGCGGCACGGCGCCCACGCCGCCAGTGGTGCTCTACAAAACGATCTACGTGGACGTCGGAAAGGGGTTGTACCGGCCGCGCTACGTGGGTGACTACGAGATCGGCGGCGTCGTGTACCGCGGCGCGCTCGTGGCTGGCCACGCCTGCGCCTACCTCGAGTCCGCCTACGTCAACGGCGTCGCGGTGGATCTCGAGAGTAACCCGGACTGGCTCACCCCACGCAACGCCGCCGCCTGGGCCGCGGCCGGCTTCGCCACGGACTACACGGACGTCAACGGCCGGCGCTACACCCTCATCTACCTCAAGGGCGCCGCGGGCGATCTCTTCGCCGGCGTGACGCAGCCGGATGAGGGCCAGGTCGCGATCGCGATGAACGTGTGGGGCGCGGAGACGGTCGGCGACGGCTCGGGCGCGGCGATCGAGACGCCGGCCGAGCAGGCGCTCTGGTTGCTCAACAACTTTCTGGCCCCGGACACGCCCTACCAGAGCGGCGCGTACCTCACGGCCGAGGACACGACCTACCCCCACGTGGCGAACCTCCCGCTCGTGGACGCGGCCAGCTTCGCAGCGGTCGACGTGGCCGCCGTCGAGCGGTGCCCGGGCGGCTACGTCTCGGCCGTGGCGATCCAGGACGTGATCACCGCGCTCGATCTGCTCGCCTGGTTCGCCGTGGGCGGCGATTTCGACCTCTACTTCAACCGGAAGTTCCAGGTCGCCGCGTCGATGGAGCCGATCTACCAGACCACGGGCGAGGCTGCCGTGGACGACGTCACGAACATCGTCGATCGGTCCTTCAAGATCGTGGACGAGGTCACCGGCAGCTTCTACAACATTCTCCCGTTCGCGCATTCCCGCGACGTCGTGGGGCGGTTCGCCGACGGCTGGAACGTGATCGATGAGACGCGCAGCGACGTGTCGATCGCGATGTACGAGCAGGAGCGCGTCGCGCCCCGGACCGAGCTGCAGATCCTCCGCGGCGAGACGGCCCAAGGGGCCGCGACGATCGCGGACGTCATGGCGCGCAAGCGCGGGCGCTTCCAAGATCCGCGCCGCCGCGTCACGCTGGCCCTGCCCTTCTCGGGCCTGGCCTACGAGCCGGGCGACGTGCTGCCCGTCACGCACCTCGAGGGCATCGGCGCCGAGGGCTGGACGGACCATGACGTCCGCGTGGTCCGCCATGAGGTCGACCTGGACGCCGGCCAAGTCCGCCTGGACTGCTACGACCTCGAGAGCCTCTGGGATCTGACCGGTCTCTGGGCGCCGGAGGACTGCCCGGATCGCGACAGCGCCACGGAGGAACAGAAGCACCTGTATCTCTTCTGGGCGCCCGAGGCGCCGGACAACTTCTACTCGGACGGCCCCGCCGTCAAGAGCTGGTCGTAAGCCATGAGCTACACGCCGCTGACCGCCGCCGATCTCCAGCCGAACAAGCCCGCGCGGGCGAGCCAGATCCTCCTTGTCCACACCAACGCCGAGAACCACGAGGCGCGGCTGCTCGGCCTGGCGGCCCTGTCCGTCATCCCGCTCGGTGGCGATCCGGGCGCGGCGTACGAGCAGGTTGCGTACGCGTCGATCAGCTTCCCCGTCTACGCCACGGTGGACGGGACCGCGCTGGGCGACCTGACGTTCCGCCTGCGCTTCATGGGCCGCGTCACGGCGGGCGACACCTGTTACGTGCGGCTCTACAACCGCACCGCGGCGCTCGAGGTCGCGGCGTCGGAGATCACGTTCGACAACACCGACTTGGCGCTGGTTGAGTCCGGCGCGTTCTCGCTCGTCGAGAGCGAGGCGGAGTACGAGATCCAGGTGAAGGCGACCACGGGCGGCGCGGCGTCGCCCTTCAACGCGTACGGCTTCGTGCTGGCGCTGGCCTAAGGGAGACCTGACGATGAGAAACCGACTGATGCGATACACGGCCGTCGTGGCCGCAGTGACCGCGCTCGGGATCGCCACACCGCTTTTGGCGCAGACCACGCAGTTTGCGTCCTGCCTCCAGCCGAACGCCACGCTCGGCACCGCGGGGGGGCGCGTCTGCTCTGGTGCGGGCGACCCGGAAGGCGCGCTCGTGGGCTGGGTGGGCGACGTCTACCTCCGTCGCGACGGCGGCGCCGGCGAGACGGTCTACGTCAAGGAGTCTGGCGCCGGCACGAACACGGGCTGGCAGGTCGTGCCGGGTGGGCTGTCGATTCCCGTCCCTGCCACGCAGGGCGGGACCGGGCAGACGAGCTACACGGTCGGCGAGGTGCTCTACGCCGACACCACGACGAGCCTCGCCAAGCGGGCGCTCCTCGTGCCAGGCACGGGCAACGCCGCCCTCGCGTGGGCTTCCGCCACGACGGTGGATCTCGTCGAGCGGGACACGGGCGCCGACCCCAGCGCGGACACGCCCGTGGTGCTCACCGTGGGCGGCCAGGAGCGGATCGTCACGGCTGCGCAGGCCGTGGTGCTCCCCACCGACCTCGACACCGGCGCGGAAGCGGCCGGCACGACGTACTACGTGTGGGCGACGCGTGATGGGTTGGACACCGGGATCGACCTGAAGTTCTCCGCCTCGAAGACCGCCCCCACTGGGTTGACCACGAAGCTCCTCCTGGGCGCGGTCCACAACAGCCCGAGTAGTGACCTGATCGCGAACTCGGCCTGGTCGCTGAGCCGGGGTGAGCGTGACAGGGACGGCATGGTCAAGGTCGGCGACCAGTGGGTGGACATCTACGAGGCGTCGGTCTGGACGACGATCACGGGCGGCACGCAAAAGGGCGCGTCGAGCGACGATTACGGCTGCGCCGACACCGGCAACGATTGTAGCGGCCTCTACGCCCGCAGCGTGTACAACGTGACGCCGTCGCGGTACCTCTCCTGGTTCCAGGCCGCGCGGTTCTGCGCGGCGAGCGGGAAGCACCTGATCTTGGACGCGGAGTGGCAGACCCAGGCCCTGGGCACGCCGGAGGTGGCGAACAAAGCCGTCACGTCCATCACGCGCGTCCTCCAGGTGGCGCATCTCACCACCACCGCGCCACACGGCTGGGTGACGGGGCAACAGGTCATCGTCGGTGGCGGAGACCAATCCGAATATCGAGGCGCCTATACCATCACCGTCATCGACGACGACGAGTTCGAATATACGATTGTCGGGACGCCGGCGACGCCGGGGACGGGCACGTTCACGCTCCAGGAGCGGGATGATTGCATCGTCGGCGCGAGCACGCCCTTCGGGACGGGCACCGCGACGAGCTGTCAGAGTTGGGCGGGGACCTACGACAGCGTCGGGAATCTCTGGGAGTGGACGGGGAACTGGTGGGCGGGCACCCGCGCCAGCGCGTCGCCCGCCGCCGAGACACCCGGGACGACCACCACGTGGGGGCCGGGGCTCATCGACACGCTCTGGAACATCCGCGGCGCGGCGTACGCCGACGGCAACGGATCGGGCTACAAGGACAACATGCCGGCCGCGGTTTTCCGGGGCGGCAACTGGTTCACCGGCGCGACCGCCGGGGTCTTCTCGCTGAACCTGAGCTCCTCGCCATGGAACGTGGACAGCGTCATCGGATTCCGGTGCGCCGGGCGGTGAAGAACCGCTGACCCTCTGTGTGTCTGAACCTCTTGGGGTGCGTGATGGGCGTACGACATAAGCGACGAGACGAAAGGATACGGAAATGATTCTCACCCTCACCCTCACGGACGAAGAGAGTCGGCTGCTCACTTACGCGACGAAGGCGAGCGGCGCCAGCGTCGAGAGCATCGCCCTCACACTCATCCGGTCCGGCTTGGACGGCTACAAGGCCCCCATGCTCCAAGCCGAGGCCGAGGACGCGCTGGCGCTCAAGGTGAAGTTCGACGCCGCGGCCGCCACCGACACCAAGGCGACAATCGTGTCGCGGCTGGCTACGAAATAGCCGGGGGGGGGGCGGGGGGTGGTCATGCTCATGTTGACATTGTTCCGCGATTCGCCGCGCCGCACGCGCTGGGTGGAAGGGACGTTCGTCGTGATGCTCCTGCTCCGGTTGCTGGTGGAGTGGGTGCGCTGATGCCGGAGTGGACGAGCATCGCCAGCGTGGCGCTGAACGTCGCGGTCATCGTGGCGGGCGTCGCCTACGGCGCGGGCATCTGGCGCGAGCGCGTCGAAGCGAAGGACATCAAGCGACGCCTCGCCGACGTCGTGAAGTGGCTAGGGACGCACGACAGGGCCGACGAGAAACGCCAGGCGGAGATCGAGGACCGCTTCGACGAAGCCAGCGGGCGCATGAGCACCCTCGCGAGTAAGGTCCAGGCGATGCCCGATCAAATCGAAGAGCGCGTGGCCCGGCGGTACTACGAGGCGGGTGTGGCGCGGGCGGAGATCGCGGCGCTCGATCGACGCCTCAGGATGGTCGAGGACCGCCTGACGATGCACAACGGGAAGGCGATCCATGACCGCTGACGCGGAGGCGGACTCGTGACGACGACACCGAACGGAGCACGGTCGCGTGGCGTGTGGACAATCGAGGCGTACGTCGCGCACAACGAGGCGCTCCGCACGGCCGAGGAGAAGTTCCAGGCCGAGCGCGACCGACGGTACGCTGAGGTCCAGATCGAGCGGGAGAAGGCGCTGCGGATCAAGGAGCGCGGGGACACGGCCGCGCTCCTCCTCGCCCGAGAGATCCAGACCTACAAGGACATGAAGGCCAACGAGCTGCGCGAGCAAATCTCCAGCGAGCGCGGCCTCTACGCGACGAAGCCCGACCTCGTCACGCTGTCCGACAAGTTCGCAGCGGCCGTGAAGCCGTTGGACGACTACGTCTCGGTCGCACGGGGTCGCGGCTTCGGCGCGCAGGACAATCGCACGCTCATTGCGTGGGCCATTACCGTCATCGCGTCCCTGCTGGCGATTGGCTCGTTCGTGCTCAACCGCGCCGATGAGGCGGTGCCCCCGCAGCAGCCGATGTACATCTACACACCGGCGTTGCCGGGGACGCTCCTGCCGCAGCCGTCACCGCCACAACCTCAACAGCCGGTGAAATGATGACGACGATGACCGGACCATCCGCGCACCTGTCCTGGCGAGAACTCGCCTGCCACGACCCGGCGCGCACCCCGTACCCGCCGGACTGGCGGTTGTCCCGCGCCGTGGAGCTGGCCGAGATGTTCGAGGCGTTCCGGCACTGGTGCGGCGACCAGCCGCTCATCGTCCTGAGCGGCTACCGGACGCCAGGCTGGAACGCGCACGTGGGCGGCGCCCGGCGCAGCCAGCACGTGCAGGGCCGGGCGCTTGATCTGATGCGACCGCGCTGGACCGCGGCGCGGCTGCACCGCGAGGCGCGCGCGTTCGCGGAGGCGCGCCCCGAGCTCGTCGGCGGGCTCGGCTACTACCCGACCTTCGTCCACTTCGACACGCGCCCGACGGACCGTCTCATCGTGTGGGGCGGCGGCCGACCCACCGCCGACAGGGAGACATTATGAGTTGGATCTTCGGTCAGCACGCGCCGCACCGCCCGCCAGCGCCGCCGCCGCCCGACCCCGCCGTGGTCGCGGCGCGGACGGCGACCATCACCGCCATCTACCAGGAGGAGTTAGGCCGCCCGCCCGACCCCGTCGGGTTGGCCGAGTACCTGCTCGACTGCGAGACCGGCGCGACGGCTGAGTCCATCCGGGCCAACGTGCGGACGAGCGACGAGTACGAGGAGCATTGGCTGGACCGCATCCGCGCGCTGTATCGCGAGGTACTACACCGACCACCCACGACCGACGAGTTGATCGAGGCGCTCGTGCGGTTCGACGGGCAACCGATCGCCGTCCTGTCCCCGACCACCTTCGCCGCCCTCGAGGCGGACGTGCGGGCGCTGGCGCCAACCCTGGATCGACTCGCGATCCAGGACACCGCGTTCCTCGCGGCGGGGGCGATCTGGAAGTGGCACGGCGCGTCCGACTTCCGACAGTTCCGGCACTATCTCGACGGGCTGGATTTCTCTCCACTGTGGGCCTGGGCTCGCGGCCTCGGCGTCAACATCTTTCGCGTGTTCACGATGCTCGACTGGGCCGACCTCTTTCCCGAGCAGTACACTGACGAGCAGCTGCGCGCCTACGCCGTCGAGGTCGGCGCGCAGGGCTTTAGATTGGAGCTGGTCGGGCTGGCCGATTGCGCGATCCTCAAATGGTCGCTCGCCGATCAGCAGCGACACATCGCCCGCGTGGCCGACGTCGTGGGCGATCTCCCGCATGTCATGCTTGAGCTCGCCAACGAGCCGTCACACCCGACGAACCGGGTGGACCCGCTCCGGTTCACGAAGCCGACGAAAGGGCTGTGGTCGCGCGGCTCCTCGCACGGCGACCAACTCGCCATCATGCCGCCGTGGGACTACGGCACCGACCACCCACCGCGCGATGGGGAATGGCCGAGAAAGGCGAAGAACCTCCTCGAATGGAGCGACATGGCGGGCGTGCCGTATGTCGGTGACGAGCCGAACAAGATCGTCGGGGCGCGCCTCACGCGCGAGGACTGCGCCGACTTCAGCGCCGTTGCGGAGTTGTTCGCGGCCGGCTCGACCATCCACACGCAGGCGCTCGGCATCGAGGGGCAGATCCCGACCGGGGACGAGCAAGCCCGCTGCGAGGCGTGGGCGGAGTCGTGGCGCATCGTGCCGCCCGAGGCGCAGCTCGGCACCTACACCCGAGGGGGCTTCGGCAACTGCCCGCTCATCCATTCCGACGCCACCGCGCTCCGCACGTTCGCCATGATCCACCAGGGCGGGCGGGAGGCGACGGCCGTGGTGGTGCGTCCGACGGCCGCCTACCACGCGGTCGCCGCGCCGGGTTGGCGGATCGTGACTCAGGTGGGTCACGTCGTCCGATTGACCCGAGGTTGAAAAAGAGAGGGACTCATGAACGCCGAAGCGATCATCCTGATTGGCGGTGCGGTGGCGGGTCTGCTGCAAGTATTGAAAACGTCCGCGTTCGTCAAGCGGCACGCGCTCCTATGGGTCTTCGCCATCTCGCTCCTCGCCACCCTCTTGTGGGGCTGGTCGGAGGGGACACTGATGCGGGAGACGGCCTTTCAGTTCTTCGCCGGGTGGGTCGCGGTGACGACGACGGCCGCCGGCGTGTTTGGACTCATCCGCGCCACGCCGGACGCCGTGGCGGCATTCACGAAGTGAGGCACTCATGAACGTCAGACGCTCCGCGCTCGTGCTCGTCGTCGTCTTCCTGGCCGGCTGCGCGGCCTCCCTCTCCCAGTACCACCACGCCACGGTCGGCGCCGTGGGCCTCCACGATGCCCTGGCCGTCGTGCAGGACACCGCCGACGTGCTGCACGACGCCGGGCAGATGACCGACGCCCAGTACCGGACGCTCAACGTCAAGCTCGTGCCCCTGCTCGAGCTCGGCGACGAGATCACGGTCACGATCCGGCAGTGGCCGGTCGGGGCGTCGATGCCCGCTATGCTGCCCGTCTTGATCGCGCAGGTGGACCCGTTGGTCCAGGCGCTCCTGGACGTGCTCCCCGACGGCGTCGCGCAATCGACCCTGCTGCGAAAAGTCCTGGCCGTCCAGGTGCTCATCACCCAACTGCTACTCGCCTGAGGTGCTCCGATGAAGGTGAACGCGAACGACGTCGTGGTCTGGATCGGGGTCGGCGAGAAGTTGTTTCGGGTCGGCGCCGGGGTCTACGACTCGGTGATGTCGGCGCTCCGGTCGGCGGGGGTCGAGGCCGACCAGCGGCAACTGGACGAGATCCACGCGGACTATCAGGCGCGGATCGCCCGGGCGAAGGCGGCGGCGGACGGCCAGTGACGGCGGGCCCCTCGAACGACAGAGAGCCGCTCGCCAAGCCGACGTGTCCAGCCTGCTCGTTCGGCCAGCTCCGGCCGGCGAAGGGCAAGCCTGGCGTCTGGGTGTGCAGCGTGTGTGGGAAGGAATTTCGCCCGCCGCGGTAGGGAAGTCGGGCGGGGGAGGGTTCCGGCCTCCCCGACCCGGCGGTCCTTGTCTCAGGCCCGCGTGCGCGCGGCCCTATATTGACACGGGTCGTATCAAGGTTGCAAGGCCGGGCGGCTGACCGCCTCCAAGCTGGGAACGTCGGCTGCCCCGCCGGCGAGTGGAGGTGGATCGGCCCCCGGCCTCCGAGGCTGGCCCAATCCGCTGGCCCAATCGCCAGCGGAGCCCACTGGATTCTACTGGAGAAACGTGGCGTGTTGAGGAATGGCGGCGGCGGCAGAAACCACGGGAAACGGCCTGTAAGTGCTTGGCGCGCCCGGCAGGACTCGAACCTGCGACCCCCGGCTTAGAAGGCCGACGGTGTGTCTCGAAGTGATTGCTCTCTCAGCCTTTCTTAGGCTGGCCCAATCGCCGGCCCAGCCAGTCCACTACTTTCGGGAGCCTCAGCGTGGTCGTGAGCTGTAGGAAGAACGCCCGTCCGGCGCGCGCGAGGTTGGCGTTGGCGGCCTCGAAGGAGTCGGGGTGCGGCTCAAGCCCAAGTTGCCAGCGCTTGAGACGATCGGGCCGCTCACGATTGTCGGTCATCGCTTCACCGACCGTTGCTGCGCATGAGCGCATCCACGGGATACATGCCGGTCTGGCGCGCTGCCCAATATGCCGCGCGCCGCGCTCGTGGCAATCGCCGAACCGCGGCGGCGACCCAGCGGCGCCCGGCTTGGCTCATGGCCGTGACGGCGGCGGCCGCGTCCGCGGCTCGCATTCCGTACACCTCAAGGTGCGCCGCCAGGGCGATTAGGTGAGGATTCATTGTTCTCTGGCCTTTCGCGTGATCGGGAACCCGTGCTCGACGTAGAACCGGACGAGCGCCATCAGGAGCCCGCGGAAGGTGCGCCCCTCAGCCGCCGCGCCTCGCCCATCGCGCCCGGGCAGCGTGACTGGCGTTCGCGCGCCTCGCCTCGGCCGTCATCGCCGCGCCACGCGCGCGCCCGCCGCGCGCCCGCGCGGCCTGATGATCGAGGGCGATGGTGAGGAGCTGCGCGCCCGCGGCGGACACGGCGAGTCCAGTGGACCGTGCGTAGCGCCGGACACGCGTCATCAGGCGCGGTGAGATGTCGATCAATCGGAGTGTCGGCATGGTGTGACGTGCCGGGGCCTACGTCCCC